GTAGGTTGCAGGATCGATGTACCCCGCCTGCACAAGTTTATCCAGAGTGTTTATCTGAGCAATTTCGGAGAACTGTGCGCCATTGCCGATATCCACATCAAGATTGTAGTTAAGATCTCTCAACATGGAGAAATCTACGAGTGCTACGCCACCGTCAGTCAGGACTTGTCTGACTCCGTATGAGCATGCCACGATATCCAAAATATTTCTTACAACATCTTCCCAGAAAACGAAGAAACTCTGCTTCTGAATTTCCAGTGGAATGGAGGAGGCTTCCTGCAAGGCAATAATGGCGGAGGTGTTGTCAGGTCTCACGTTACCTAAAGAGGCATCCGTTACGCCCAGACATTCCTTTGTCTGCGCCATCGTGTCCTGAGCCAACTCAATGATGTTGTTGGAGAAATCAGGAATTTTAATAAAGTCAACGAACTTCCCGGCAATATCGATTCCTGCCACTGCGGAAGGGTTCGTGTTGTTCAAGAATTCATCGATCTGCATCTTGTTCTTATCAAAAATGATTTTCGGGAATGCACTCTGCAAACCGTACATCTGTGCGATTGCGTAGCATTTGTTGATGAAGATCTGATTCGGAATGACGGATGTCATCGGTGAGTTGTAACAGTAGGAGTTCTTGATGATATCCCAACCAAAGCAAGCCAGTGGGTATCGTTTGTAGCCTAAGTCCGTAGGAGCGATTAGAGTCAATTCACGAGTTGTTTTGGTAAACCAAACTGTCTCTACCTCTTTTTCGGTTTCGACTCTCTGTGGCTCTCCAAATTCGTCTGGTTCGATTTTAACTTCCTTCTCAGTGCGTTTGACCTTGTAATACTTGATAAGTACGGTAACGAGGTTCTGAGAATCATCCTCATTGGCTTGCAATCCTTCGTTGTCGGGTTGGATGGAGTTGATTTCCTCTTTTGACAATCCACACTCTTTTGCCTCCTGCTTGACCTGACGGATATCCTGCCGTAATGAAACGATGATATACGGTTGGGTCTGAATCACATTGGAATAAGGATTCCCGAAATAAACGCATGTGCAGTCAATGATCTGATTCTCCACGATGCCTTTCGCATCCTGCCCGGTTTCAACATCGGGGTTGAAGGACTGCATCATATATCCCCATCCATCCACGAAAGCATTTCGGATAACTACCTTGGAGTCTTCCTTCATTCGTGCTTGTTCGATAACGTGTTCCACTTCTTTTGCGATAGGAACAGTCCTTTCCACATCGTCCGCTAAGTTGGAGAACGGAGTGATGTTGACTGCGATGTCATTGGAGCCGATGGTGGATACCATATACTTGCCTGCTCTCTGCAGGATGTTGAAGACTGGCTTAGGAAGGTTTTTCGCTTCAAGTCCTTCCCACTGTCTGCCATCCCAGAATCTTTCGTTTACTTTTACGATCTCATAAATATTGTGGTTCAGGAGGTACTGGGTTCCCAACTGATACTCATTCCATATTTCGATCGGTTGTGTTTTGATTGCCATTAAATACCTCCGTTATAGTTTCTCCACTTCATCATCTCTTCGATGAAATCTTGGTTGTCCTTCGTTACAGTTACACCTTCCTGATTTGCCTTTTTGGTTCCTAGGTAATAACCGAGTACAAGGAAACCCAAATTAATAGCACCCATCAGGATGCCACATAAAATAATTAAGATTGCGTTCATTTTTTCAATCCCTCTTTTGGTCTTTTAAATGCTTTTCTGTATGCACTCCCATATTGCTTTTCTTGTTGGTTGTGCAACCACTCTGCATACTGGTTTGCTCCTTCAACGGTGTTGAACTTTCCCAAGTGTTCCCCGGTTCTGTGATAATGATCGATCGCCTCGTCATCACTCATCTGGTAAGCACCGTTTTCATTCCTTCCGATAGTGGGGATAAGAACCTCTTTTCCGTCCTCGTTTATTCCCATAGAACGCACCGTGGAAATTGAACCATCAGGTTGTCTGTAAATCGGGCGGTTGTTCAGATCGATGTTTCCGTATTCCGATGGAGTTTCAATATTCCTCCGGGACGAATTAAGGCGATCTCTTATAGCCTGCTCTTTTGGGATCCGTTTGTTTGTGTCTGTGTTTTTCGTGTCAGAAATTAAAGAATGCGATATCCTCATCGTAACTGGTTTCCTTTCGCTCTACAGTGCGGTTGGAAGGCAACTGTCTCAGTGCTTCATACGCAATAGCCAATCCCATCACAAGGTCATCGTGCGTGCCTTGGGAGGCTTCAGGTCTTCCCTTCTCATTACGAACGAATGACAACATCTCCTGCAAGGTTTCACGGTCATGGATACGGTCAATGTGTTCACGGACAATTTCCACCAACTGGTTGATAATCGTTGGTCTTGTTAAAGCAGTTGTTTTGAAACCGAACCGATCCTGACCACTCGGTACAATTTTGTCATAAGTCTCACGAACGTAGATCGTTGGGTAATGCAATCTCTGCAACTCCCTATTAGGGAAGGAAGAAAAGTTTGATTCGATTGCGATCAAGGAATGGTAGTAAGCACCTAAACAGTAAGTTTGTTTCACATATAAATCCTCATCGAACTGTCTGTGTAGAGTGGCACATAGGAATCCGCTTGAATCCAACACTTGTGAAACGAAAAAGTCCGAACCTTCCCCGGCAGTATCTCCACCGATTACCGTGGATCCAGAGGTTGGTTCTTTATAAATTTTGATATATCCCATCGGGTCGTTGACCCACTTGATATTCGTGATATGCAACCCATCGTAGTCGTAATTAAAGTAACCACGCTTGATCGGCTCCATCAGATTCTTCATATGCTCAAGGATAATATCGTTGGCGAATATACTTGTGCCTGATGTGATGAATGCCTCTTCAGGAGTGATGGGATATTCCTGACGGAACTTCATTTCATCATTGCCACAGTTGTTGGCTATACACCATCTTCTCCACTGCAGTTGATCCAGAGTGAGGTCGTATCGTTCCTTAATATCCTTCTCATAAGGGGTCAACGAGAAGCCATCATAAGGTCTTGAGTACGAAGGGTCAACATACCAAGGGAAGAAGACTGGTGTATAGTCGTTGCGTCCATTCACGGCATCCTGCCAAAGGTTATAGAAGTAATTAAAGCCATTCGCAGTTGACTCCATCACAATCAGGGAATCGTCAGTCATAGGAACCGCCTGATTCAAAGCAAGCAGGGCATCTTCAGGGTGATCCCAGAATGCGACTTCCGACAGATGGGCATACTTGTATGTACTACCACGAGTGGCATCACTTGCTACCATTACTCGTATGGACGACTTTAAACCGTTCTCATCCGCATCGAAAACAATTTCCTTTGCGTTGGAATACTTCTGTTGAGGCTTCATTCCATCCGGGAGTTCGTTCACAAACAACTTGGTCATATTGAAAATGCTTGACGCACTCTCTGCTAAGTGAGCCATGATGACCGAATTGGTGTTTGGGTTGAACATCGTCATAAAAGTAATAAAGGCTTCAGTGAAGGTTGAAATACCCAACTGACGAGCCTTTAGTACGATGTATCTTGATGGTCTTGTTCCGTAACTCTCCTTCAGGAGGTCGTAAAATTTCTGTTGCGAGTGATTGAACTTTAGATTAATTAAGTTGCCCTTTTTGTCTTTTATTTTGAAGAACTCTTCGATAAAGTCCTTCGCAGTGAAATCATAACTTGACATTATGGTTCTTTGCCCAAGATTCAATGGTAAGCGACTGATCCATCTGTACCTTGTCCGTAGGCTTTTCACCTACCGTATCTCTGATGGCAAGATAAGCCTGCACATCACCGAGCATCGCTCTCTGTACCATTGCAATATCCATTGCGGTCTGAACCGAAATATTTTTGCCTTCCGCCTCTGCGAGAGACATGATTTCATCAGCGCCGACCATGTCGCCTTTCTTCAGCGTGAGTTTCAACAGAATGTCCAGATCCTCACGCATGGATTTGCGCTTGGCAATGTTTTCTTTTTTCTTCTCTGCTCCTTGTCTCTGAAGTTCCGCACACCGGGGGTCGCCCTTCTTCAGTGGCTTCAGATTCAATAAGCGTTTATCGTTTTTGTCCATGTTTACCTCCGTAATTCGAAAATGGGGTGGGTTTAAAGTGGGGGTTCTATATCGATCGAAGGACCGGGCGAAAATCCGGCTCTACCCCGGCCCTACCCTATATGGATAAGAACTTTATACCATCATATGGCCTTTGGCCTCCGGTCTGTTGCGCCTCTGTTGCAGATACTGATTTCGTCCGATGAACACTGGCGGTTCGAGTGCCGTGCTAGGCATCGCATCCCGGTCTGGCCATCGTCCGGTCGCTGTCTTCCGGCGGTCGCTGTCCGGAACTCCAGAACGGTCACCTTATCCTCTGGTTCTCCAGATGAACT